CAGAACAACTTGCGGAATGCCAGTAGGGCTGTGGCTGAACGAGTGTTGATGGTTCCTGATGGACCCGGAGGCCGTAAGTTCTGTCCTAAGCCGCTTTCTGCGAGTCATGTTCACCGCACGTTGCTTCCGTTTCGAAAGCTCATTGAGAAGACTGTCAGAAATGATAGTTCCTTTCCAATTCATCCATTGAGTTCAGCACAGTTTGTTGAAAGTTATCATGGATCAAAGAGGAGAAGGTATCAAGAAGCCGTAGATTCACTGGTATGGGATCCAGTTACCCAAAGGGATGCACGTGTGATGGGGTTCGTCAAGGTAGAGAAAATCAATTTTTCAGCTAAGGCAGATCCATGCCCTCGGTTGATCCAGCCACGTAGTTTTAGGTATGGTGCGGCATTAGGCCAGCACATTAAACACGTCGAAAAACCGTTATTTTCAATTATTGATGGTATATATGGAGGGCCAACCGTTTTGAAAGGATATGATTGTATACAGTCAGCCAAACACTTAAAAGATATGTGGGATGAGTTTCACAATCCAGTAGCAATTGGGTTGGATGCCAGCCGCTTTGACCAACACTGTTCCCCAGAGCTTCTTCAATGGGAACATGATATTTGGTTACAGCTGGTGGCCGACAAGTCAGCTGTCAGGAAATTGCTTTCTTGGCAGTTGCAGAATGATGGGCGAATTTATCTGGACGACGCAGTGATTAAGTACACTACGAACGGATGTCGTATGAGTGGTGACATGAATACCTCATCTGGTAATTGCTTAATCATGTGTGCCATGGTCTATTGCTACTTGTCCTCACGCAACATCCCACATTTTAGATTGGCAAACAATGGTGACGACTGTGTCGTCATCATGGAGAAATCCTTCCTCAAAACATTAAGCAATTTGACACAATGGTTTACGGATATGGGATATACAATGAAGGTTGAAGACCCTGTGTATGAATTTGAGCAAATCAGTTTCTGCCAGACCCAACCTGTATTTGATGGAGTCGGGTACAGAATGGTCAGGGACCCCAGAGTCGCTTGTGCCAAGGATCTGTGCTCTACCCTCGATTTACAGGTGGACCGAGTACGTAAGGCTTGGTTCAATGCTATGTCCATGGGTGGTGAGAAACTGGTTGCCGGTATACCAGTGTTGCAGGAATTCTACCAGAGTTTTCCCAGATCTGAAATCAAGCAATCTTCCAAGGACACCACGCTCAATCGCATGTATGATGCTGGGATTTGGAGAATGGTACCTAGGGTCGGTGGGTATAGAGATGTGGTAGCACAATCCCGTTACTCATTTTGGCTTGCCTTTGGTATCCATCCCGATCAACAGGAAATCTTAGAGTGTCGGTTTAGGAGTACTAATCTTGGTGATTGTGAAATGACTGAACAGGAGGTTTATGAAGAGGTGTCCCTCCTGAGTGATAACAATTAACCATCGTTATTGATCAGTTTACGTATATAATTATTTTATTGCTTATTACTAAATTATTTATCTTTCTAACTTTAATAGCTAGATATGTCTTCAAATAAAATGCAGTTCAGCAAGATACGACGCCGCATGATTCCCACCAGTGAACCAGATTCGATCGCCATTACGGTGGCACCAACCAACGCACCTAAGAAGAAGCCTGGTCAGAAGACGAAAGGTGAACAGGAGGTCTTTGTTGGTGGTCAGGATGCTACCGTTAAGTTTGTTCAATCCAGAGCTTTGACTAATTCGATGGCCAATATCAATGGTGTGCAAACTATGGTTGTAGAGAAAACGGAGGCTATAGATACAATTAATATGTCGTTAGCAACATTTGTTTGTGCCTCACGTCCCTTCTTCCCTCAATCTAGTTCGCTACCTTGGTTGTCATCCATCTCAGGGGCATTCACCGAATATCAGGTGTTAGAGTTGGAGTACACTTATGTGCCATCGGTACCAACCACACAGGCAGGTAATGTCATGTTTGCCTTTACTGGCGACTATAACGATTCCCTGCCCACTACGCAGCCAGAATTTCTCCAGACCGAGCAAGCCTTATTGGCTCCTGCTTATGCTGGTGGAGCTGGTGGTAGAGCGCTACAGAGGTTTGGATTTCCATCTGGTGATGTTGTTGGATTTTCTGTACCGAAGTATACTTATACACTTGGTACTAGCACCATTCCCAACACTTACCGGATTGTTTCTTCCACCACATTTACCACAGCTAACAACGTGGAAAAGAATACATTGTCTCCTGGTACTCTTATCTATGCTGCCAATGGTATTGCGCAACCTGCCACTCCTGGTGTTTTGTGTGGACAAATCTTTGTGAGATATAAGGTGCGACTGTTGGGATCGGTTGCTGCTGCAAGAAACGTCTAAAAACATATTCTTCATTGGTTAGTTTTCCAGCGTTATTATCCGAAGGTCGCTGGCCCGGAATAAAAATTAGGTAAATAGAAAATCCCAGTCAATTCTTCCCGTACAAACTCGAAAATTTCAGAGGGGTGTGGCCATAACTCGTGGGTGGTTCCCGAGTTCTCCCCAGCAATGGTGTGGTCACCTGGATGCAGTAGAGTTCAGGAAAGAATTGGTAGTGAGCGGCTGACAAACGAAAGTTTGCCA